AATATGTGTATATTTTGCCCCTAAAATAATATTATAATAATTGTTTACTATTTTATCAACCTTAATACCTACTGGATGAATTTCAGTAAAAGTACCTGTTCGATGATACCAATGTAATCTTTCGAAATTGGGTGTATCATCCATTTCAATAATGTGACCACTTTCAGTTTGGTGTACATGATTATATGGATAGATTGCTTGCCAGGGGATTGGTGGTTCAGACCAAGATTTACCATCAGCAGTAGGAATTTCCATTTGTCCTGCTTTTCGGTTTTCCATTTTTTCAAATACGATACCTGAAACTCTTGGATCACTCGTATCAGTATTTCCACGAACACCTCTTGCTAATCTATTTGTAGTAGGCTCTTTTAAATAATCTAAATTTCTAGTTGTTGATATATCTGTATTTGCTAAACCCGTATCAGGATATGTTGATCTAATTGACTGTTCTACAACCTTAACAGTAAACGGGGGAACTGTTGAATCGGGACCTGTTGTTCCAATCATAGATCTTACTTCACTTTTTTTCTCAAGGGTAGTCTCGGCTGAAACTTTAACTGTTTGTACATCTTCACTGGGATCAGGATTTGAATTGTGAATAATGGTTGCTGGTTCTCTGGGAACCAAATCAGTTTGAGGATTATAAAAAAGATTTCTCTTCCCCCCTTCATCTGGAAACAATGGATGTCCGACATCTCCACCTTCTAATCTTGGATCAAGAAATCCTTGACCTCCTATAGCGGTTCCATCATTATTAATTCCCTTTGCATCTAATTCTGGAATACCACCAATTGTCCCAAAAAACATCGGTTCTTGTCCGTCTTCTCCATCACGATAAAAACCAATTACCCATGTACCTTCAACTGGACCTAATGGCGAAGAACCGACACCCGTTTGACTTGCTGAAGTAATCGGCGCAACAGGATATGCCCACGGCAACCCTATAGTTGGTTGATCATTCTTGTTTTCCGAATGCCATCCTAAAACTCTAACTTTACACCTTCCAAGATAAAGCGGATCATGGCGGTCTTCGACAACTCCTTGCCACCAAACGAACCCCCCTTTTCCCATAAAGTATGCCATAGTATTATCCTATTTTTTAGCTTATGCTCGATTGGCCAGTTGTTGGATTTGCCTGTGCAACTGGACTACTAACATTTGTTGTATCATCGGCCTCTGGTATTGATCTATCTTTTCCAGGTGGAACTTTTAATGAATCTTTTATTGCTTCAAATTCTATCTCATACTTTTCTTTAGTAAAATGATGTCGTAATTTAGTAATTAAATAATAACCACTTAAATACGTATGATGTTGTGATTGTGTAGTTCCATCCCTATCTTCAAGATATGTTGTGGGCAATTTAAATTCTATTAAATCTCCTACTGCTCTAGTAGATAATCCAGGAGCTCTAATATTTAATTTAATATTAGTAGCTTGCTGACTTTGCACTAATCGTGATTGCATCCATTGTTCTACTCTATTTGGAATAATGTTTAGCTTAGATTTTACTTCTCCTTTTACACCTCTTGATCCCAGATCTTCTTTAAATCGAACATCATGTGCAAAATTAGTAGGATAAAAACTCATCACCGATTCAGGAGCACCTAATGCATCTAGCTTTTCAGTAGATAATTTTCCTGTTCCTAAATGAGTAAAAGAATCAGTAAAGTTTTTAACATCAGCGGCCTGTACGGGAGTCTTTACTATTTCAGTTGCACCGTCTACATTTATAGTTGATTCTTCCTGTAGTGCAGCGGGATCATACATATTAAAATCTAATGTATCATATTTCATTCTAACCAAATCATGTGTAAGTAATCTATTTGCATACATTCCAGCTGATAGGTTTTCAAGAACATCAAAATTAGAAGAAAATGAATATGCATCAACGGCAGTCATTTCTATAGCAATGTTTTGGGCTTCATCTTTATTTGTACCCATTCGTTTAGGTTGTACCACGTATACTTCTTTGACTGGTTCTTCTGGTACGGTATATACTAATTCAGTAGGTGAGCCGGGTGCACCTGCTACTGTACTATATCCCATACCACCACCGGACATAAGAGTTTCCATAGAAATAAAAAAGAACCCCCTTATACTTTCATAAAAAACAAAACTAGATCCAATTGCATGTCTTCCTGCAGATACTGCTCTTGATGCTAAGAAATTAAAAGCCTTGAATGGAGTTTGATTTGGTATAATTATATCTGTAAGATTCTTAGTAGGTTCAACAAAAATCCGTTTAGCTCTACCCTGTCTACCTCGTTGAAAAAATTGTCTATAAAGAGATTTTACTACATCAGATATTTTTCGTGGTTCAAGTGAAACTGGATCAAGTGCTGATTTTCTAACCTTTTGTTTTAGATTTAAAATGGCCTCTTCAGAAACGAAAGATAATCTATAAGTTATTATTCCTTCATTAAGTTTCATAACATTAAGAATTTTAACTACTCTAAATTTTAAATTAATCAGGCCTTCATTTAGACTTCCTTCAAACGGCCCTGGTATTGTATTTGGACTTCTTTGTTTTTCAAGACCTTTTGTTTTTACTTGAATCTGTAAAGTTTCTTCACCAATAATAGGAACACTTTCCATTAATCCTACACCATCTACTATCTGTATATTTCCAGTAAGAAAGTTTCCAAAAATATCTTCATAGATATTAAAATCTGACCAAGCAGCCTTTAGATCAACATAACCCTTTCTATTGGGTGAATACAGCTGTAATTTCCGGAGTTCAAAATCACCAGGAAATGAGGGGAGTTTTTCTGCTTTTGGATTTTTTAAGAAATCCGATTTAGTCCCGTGAGTAGCCGACTGTGGATTACCACCCTGTCCCGTCTTCCGCCTGTCCAAATAACTTGGTGCACCCATCAGTTAAGTTTCTCCGAATGTTCAGATAAAATATCTGCAACATATCTTCTATCAATTAATTTAATTTCTCGTTTAGAATCATTTCTATCTATTTCCCAATTATAGCAATATACAATATTTCGATCAACTTCATCAAGAGCATTGTAGGTTGTTACATCAACTTCTAGACATGCCAAAGGAATCGCTTCACTAGTACCTGTTGCTTCTACTCTCGCCCTAACAATTTTTTCATAATGATGTATAGTATTTTTTGCGGTATTGAGAGAACCATATTTGTCTTTAACATAAGCTCCAAATTCTCTAGAAGTTAATGGCCATTCGAAAATTGGATCATGTATATCGTTAATTAAAAAAATTAACCATGTAAACTTTACATCACCATATATCTTAAATGCAGTTATATCAGGACGTTCCGATTCTGGTATTGTATAAGAAAAATAATTAATAATATCATTTTTAAGAATGTTTTTAACTTGTGCTTTAACCATAATGTTAATCGCAGTCTTAGTTCTTATGGGTTTTAACCCAGTAATATCATAATTAATTTGTGGATAATGTTGAAAAAATTCAGACATATGTTACGCTCCTTGTTTTATTCTTTCTCGATACATTACTTCTAGCTCCATAAACGAAAGTTTCATTGATATAGTTACTGGATATTGTGTACCATCAAAAAATAAAGGCACACTTTCTGTATTAAAGTCTAAATCACAACCAAGCAATACTGATTTCCCCACATTAAACATAGGATTTAAACCGCTGGAAGGTAATGACCTACCGGCAATATAAAATTCGATTGTAAATTGATCCGGATATCCAAACATCATTGAAGGTGATGTTTTAGCATCTCCTCCTCCATGAGAAGGTAACATGGCTCTTTTAAATGCGTTCACAATTTTTAGACAAGCCTTAGATTCATTTACATCTTGTGGTAACATTTGAAAACTAAAATCATGTGTTCTCATATCAGTAGGGCCTTTATATGCAGCAACAATATAAGGATTGAGTACCGCTCCCTGTGCTCGTTCCATTATAGTTTTTGATCCTTCTATCAAAATGTTCGCTTTCTCTCCCGCCTTAAGCATTCCTACTTTTGCTGATTCACTGCCCGTGGCTGACGACTGAGCACTCAAAACACTTTTTAAATTTTCAAGATTCATTCCCCCTTTCTGTGCGGATGAATTTTGCATTGATTTAACAGCTTTATCCACCATAGCTCCTAGTCCACCTAATGCAACTGCTTCATATTCTGATTTATATGATGTGTTTAGAGCATCACCGGGAATATATAATGCTACATCAAGAGTTTTCATCTGAGATTTAAAACTAAATGCTTCAAAGGATATCCAATTGTCAGTACCACTACCACCACTATAGTTACCAATATCAGAGGGATATTCATAGTATTGGCATGGTGTTTGCGCTGAAGTGGTGGGGTCCATTATTCCGGTGGATGAATCATTAGCCAAAGTTAATGGCCCAACATAATCATAGAATTTTGAAGATTCTTGTACTAACTCACCTTTATCATCATCCCAAAAATATATAACTTCTGTGTAAATTTTCATTACAGACATCCTTTTATGACTTGGTATTATTAAACTATCTATATATTTATATGGCATACAGAGGTAAGTTTAGACCACAAAATTATAAAAAATATAAAGGTGATTATACTAAAATTATTTATCGTTCTGGGTGGGAATTAACCTTCATGAAATACCTAGATCGACAACCTGAAGTCTTGCTCTGGTCAAGTGAAGAGATTATTATACCCTATCGTTCACCCATTGACAATAGAGTACATAGGTATTATCCCGATTTTTGGGTTAAAACCAATCAAGGTGAATCTCTAATTGAAATCAAACCAAAGAAGCAAACAAAACCCCCTAAACCTAACCCCAAACATAGGAGAAGATTCCTAAAAGAAGTAAAAACATGGGGAGTCAATGAAGCTAAATGGAAGGCAGCAGAAGAGTTTTGTGAACATAAAGGTTGGAAATGGCAAATAATAACAGAGGACACTTTGATAACTAAATAGTAATATGGCTACTGTAGAAGAATCCTATTTGGATAAATTAAAAGACGCAAT